TATAAAATAGCATTTTCTGACATCTTTTTGTGTCGTTTGTTATTTTATAGCGGATTGTGTTATATCTTATCGGTATAGGTTATGGAGCAACTGCCCGTCTTGACTATTACAGTCTGTTTCCATAATCTTCATCAAGAGAAATCCATCTGTTTCTATCCTTTTCTCCGGACTTTAACAAGCCCCACATTTTTGCTCCTGGACCCTCGGATGTATCAACAATTGTGAATACATTTTCCCCGGTGTGCTCAGCACTTCCATTCTTTTTCCAATAATCATATGTGGTTCCCGGCCCTTTTCTAATTCGGAGATCAGGAATTGTTACTCGGAACTTAAAAGGAGCACCATCATCTTTGATGCAAGGATAGATCTCATTACCATCATTATCAAATACCTTGTATCCGCTATTCTGCTTGCATAATTCAATGGCATTGTTCTGATTCTTGAATGCTCCAATCTGTGAGCCCGCATCATCCCAGTTCTTTCTTACTCTGTAATATCCCGTGCCTGCTGTCTGCTGCTTCTGCTCCGGTGTTGCTTTGAATGATACATATTCAGGTATGGTTGTGATAAAAAGCCCGCTCTTTAACTTGTACCACTTTTCATCTGCTGATATACCAACCACAGTGAATGTGCCTGCGTGTTCAACATGATCAACATACTTGTCCAATATACAAGGTGCTTTTCTTACATTAAGTCCATCATCCCCCGTGTAAATAATCTTCACAGAACCACTCAAAGGATTGACAGCCTGTGAACTTGTATCATCGCTGCTGTTATCTACTGGTGTATCTGGCACTGTGTCAATTGCCTGTCCTCCCATGGCTTTCTTGACATCTTCTCTAAACTGATCCATAGTAAGTCCAAACTTATTCCAAATGTGCTCAACATCTCCATGATTGCTTGCGATGCCTCTCTGATTTCCCTCATGATGTGAGATAATTACACCATCCTCCAATGGATTTAGCCCAAATTCCTTGCACCATTTAGCAAATACCTGTACTGCATTCGCATATGTTGCAAGGACATGTCTCTTGGTATTACTTCCATCTCCTGTCTCAATCCATGTAGCCCCTCCCACATACTTAATTGTAGCCGGCTCTGTCATTTCAAGAGATAAATGTGTGTTGTTGACACTGCCATTCTTTCCGCTTGCTCCATGCCATCCTCTTCTAGCCTTTTTCCTCTCCGGGAAAAGAGGTAAACACTGAATTGCATAAGCGTCAGCGCCTGTAACTGCATGAACACAGGCTCCTGTAGAAGTCTCCCAAATCTTTGCAAATACTTCCGGCTTAGGCTGCGGACACCCTACACTATGTAACATAGAGCCCTTTACAGTAATTTCATCTCCCGTTTTATTGCAGGGACTATTCGTTGCAATCTGCTTTCTGATTTCAATTCCCATATTCAATTCCTCCATTTCGTCATACTGTGTTAATTCATATTTCTTTATGATTGAGCAAATCTTAGACACATAATTTATATCTGTGGCATATCCTCCAGCTTTAATGATTTCAACCGCTTTTCTGTAGTCTTTTTCGTTTGCGATACCACAATATCTATGTTCCGTTCCATTCATAGCACCAACAAGATACATTGAATGGTCCTTTATGCTCATTTCTATGTCTGGATATGCCCTAAAATCCGCTTTGATAGTATAAATTTTTCCGGCCTCATCCTGCTCGTTTGTGACTTTTGTGTATTTTGATACTCTATCCCATACACTTCCCCACGAGTTGCTGCTCAGAGAGCATTTCATGCCGAAGTAATTATTAGCTTTCTTCGCCAATTCAGATGTGCCCCAGGAACTTTCAAGAATAGCCTGAGCAATCGTGACAGAGGCGAGGATTCCGTTCTCTTTCATATCACTTATCGCATATCCACATATTTTCTGAATAAAATCCTGTTCTTTCATGTGTTCCTCCTACAAATCTCTTTGATCATAGTTATTTTGTTCATTATCCAATTCTTTTATGGTCAGTACACAAAGTGCAATTAGACACAGCGGCCATGCTATTGATGCTAACACAAGAAATACCGGGAATATTACTATCCCCGGTGCATTCTCTGTGTGTCTTTTGGATATAGATTTATACATTGCCCTGCAAAGCAAAATCACTCCTGCTGTGAATCCTAAAATTGCAATGATTATGTAGACCATAATCACCGTTCTCATTTATCCTCCGGCTTATAGAACCTTTTCCAAATAGTAATCAGATATTCCCAACCTTTGCAGCAAACAATAGCAACAATAAATGAAGCAAAAATTACAGCCACAAGGTAATACCACACGAAGGTGATTTTCGCATATGAAATATATGCAAAAAAGGCTGTGACGCAAATTATAATTGACAGGATTAAGACCTGCAAAGATGTAGGAATTCTGTTAAGAATACCAATCTCCTTTGTGAACTCTGTAATTACAGAAATCAGTGTACAGATAACCGCAACTACAACAAGTAACTGTGACGCATTAGCAATAATAAATTCCATGTTCATGATGATTCCTCCTATAAATAATCTCAACTAAAGTTACATTCCAATTTGCGTAAATGCAAATCCTAGGACAATTCCTATTACCGCAGTTATTACATAACCAACGACTTTTCTCCACATTTCTCCGTCTTTGCTTTCCAAAGACACGAGACGTTTCCCCTGTGCCTCCTGCTCCCTAACCATGCTTTCAACACTCTGTGCCAGTTTTTCAATTGATACTGTAAGAGCGTTAATCTGCTTGGTAGTTTCCTCCAACTGTTCAATTCGTCGGTTCTGCCTGTGGTCTTCCTGTTCCATTCGCTTCTGGTATTCTTCATACTCAGCTCTTGTAATTGGATCCTCCATTGTTCTCTCACCTCCTTCCAAAGGGCATAAAAAAAAGAGCCTTACGGCTCTAATTCGCTTTTCATATCGTTATACTGCCCGATAACTTCATCTACAATTGCTGTATCCTCCGCCAGTTTATCGTCCGAAAATTCCCTGTCATTTTTCAACAGTTGAATATCCGTTGCCTGTCTGGCTACGATTTTTCCAAGGCGGTATATGATTTCATCCTGTTTTTCAACCATATCCATATAAAGTTCGAGTAGTTCCAACATATTGTCTTCATCCATTGTCTGTATCAGCCTCCTTCGGATTGTGCGTAAGAACAAAATCCTCAAATATTTTCTTTTCCAAAGCCCTGCAGTCGCAATGGTCCATCAAGGCCTTATAACTCATAAGAGTGGAGCGGGCTCTATCAAGGTCTATCTCATAATCACGATAAAGCTCCTGTATTGTTTTTAAATGCCTTTTCATTCTCAGACTTGTGCTTTTCCTTAGTTTCACATTTCCAGGTCTTATTGTGTACCCGACAAATTCCATTCCATGTGATATTGGTCGAATTGCTGTCTTGTTATTTAGCTGCAACCTCAATTCATCACCAAGAAATTCTGAAAAACGATTCTTGTATCGATGCAACTCATCCTTATCCGTAGACAAGATAATCACATCGTCCATGTAACCTAGCAATTCAGATATGTCCTGTTGTGTCATACCATGCTTTTTACGCAAATACATAAGATTAAGCACATATACCGGCATTGCAGGCTTCATATCTCTCAACACTAGATCGTCAAGCGATACTCCATGATATCTTGCTAATTCCACAATTATTTCAATTCCCGGAGTTCGACTTCCGCATTCCCATGAAGACATTGTCTTTTGTTCAACTCCAAAGAGATTCGCCAACTCCTGTTGTGTCTTCCCTATCTGTTCCCGAAGGAATTTTAAGTTTCCCGCTAAATACAAAATGTCACCTCCTGCGGCTTGGAGCTGCTTGAAGCTCCGAGCAAATATTGTATTGGTTTCCCGATTCGGATTTGGATTCGGATTGGATTGGATTACGGACACATTTGTTGTCACTTGCTGTCAAATGTCCGCAGAATGTAAATAAAAAAATTATTAAGCTCTACTCTGCCAATAGCACCGCCAGACTGTCCTTGCTTTCGCTCTGTCCAATGATACTGCCGACCATTCAAGCCTATTTCTTACATATTCTTCTTAATCCAAAGCCTCATGCTTTGTGCAATCTCCTCTACCTCTTCTAAGTTTTTTACTACCTCATCAAGCTCAGGCTTTTCACTTTCATCAATCACACCATCTGCGGTGATGTCGAGAAGCATTTCTTTTGTTTTCCCTATCTTCCGGAAAACCGAAAGCGTTCTGACTGTGATTCTGTCCAAATTTGCCAGCTCCGCTTTTGGCATTTCGCATCCGAGCGGACACATCGTTCTGCAAAAATAATTTTCCAATTCCGGAGCATTGTATAAATCTGCCATCAGTCTTATTTCCTCTGGATAAGGAACTGCAATGCCACTCTCTATTCGATAAAGTCTCCCTCTGTCAATTGACATGTAATCTGCAGCTCCTTCTCTACTGCTCAACTGCTCATTGTGTGTTGCCGCTTCGCAACGGGCTTTGTAAAAGATGTTGGAGCTTGTCTTAGCTGTCACATTTGCCATTTTCTACATCACCTCCATGCGTTAAAATGGTATCAGTTGAAGTTTCTTGAACTTCTTTTGCAAAAAAAATTTTATATGTCATCTCTTTGGATAATCCGAGATGGATTGCGATTTGATATATCTACGGAAATAGAGGTTTTCCCTTTTTCCATCAGGCAGTAACTGCTTTTGTCTTTGAAGCCGAGGCACTTTGCAAGTTTCTCCTGTGTTATACCGCGTTTCATTCGCTCTGCTCTCAATAGTGCCAGATCCATTGTCTTACCTCCTTATGTGTTTATGTTTCTTCAACTTTCATGTTCATATTACTTCAACTTTATTTTGTTGTCAAGCGTTTTGTTGAAGTTTCTGCAACTTTGTTTTTATTTCTTCAATTTAGAAAGGATGTGTTATATAATGAGTTTGAAATTATTAAACTTACACGGAGGCGATTATTATGGCAAATCTATCTGATAGGATTAAAAGCCTCCGCTTGTCAGCAGAAATGACACAGGAAGAATTTGGTAAGAAGTTCGGAATAGTAAAATCTACAGTTTCATTATATGAAAGTGGCAAAAGCACACCGAACGATCAAATCAAAAAACAGATATGTGACTACTTCCATGTTTCATTAGATTACTTGCTCGGTGTTGACAGGCAGGGAGGACTTGATTATGCGAACTTTCAGATAGACGAATCTGAATTCGCTCTCGATTTCAAAATGAGAATTCGGGAACTAATTTCTGAGCAAGGAATGACTGAAGATGATTTCATGCAAAATACTGGTTTTAGTAAAGATGAAAAGGATGCTTATCTATACGGCAACAGAATGCCATCAATAGAGGATCTCATAAAAATCACCGGTGCATTAGATGTATCAGCAGATTATCTTCTCGACATTTCAAGAAGAAAAAGGCTGTCATCGGACGAAGAATCGCTCCTTCAATTATTTAACAAGTGCGATGACCAATGCAAAAATTATCTTATAGCAAAGGCAGGTGTTTTGTGCGTAGAGGGTATCTCGGCAGTTGCAGCTGGTGAGTATGGCAAATACGCAGACGAAGAAAAAAAATCATTTCCTTCGAGTGGTACCGAAGGAAAAGGGGCTTAAAAAAAATAACAGAACGATTGGAGGAATATTATGGTATGGACTGCAGCTTGGACCGATTTTGTTATCTGCCTCCTGTTTGGATGGCTTGGGGTTCATAAATTCAGAGAAAAGAAAATTGGCATGGGTATCCTTTACCTATGTACATTCGGATTGTTTTGTATCGGATGGTTTGTTGACTGCATCCGGTACCTGCTGGCCGCACTTCATGGGGAACGCATCCAGGGCAACAGACCAATGCAAATTTCAGCAGATGCTCCACTACCAGTTGTGCCATCAAATGTAATGCTTGCAAACGGAGAGGTGTGTCATTACTGTGGACCAGCTACTTTTGTTAAAACAAAGAATGTGGTTGTAGGATATTCCGGAGGAAGCCGCGGCACCAGTGTCCGTATTGCAAAGGGAATGTCAGTACATCTTGGAGCGAAAAAAGCGGCTCCAATTCGTGGTGATGTGCAGGAACGCACGCAGGGAGTTCTTTCTATCACTAATAAGAGAGTTGTATTTTCAGCAAACAAAGGAGCTTTCGATAAGAAGATTTCGGCATTGTCGGCTGTAACTCCTTATCAGAATGGAATTGCCTTCCAGTTCGGTGATCAACAGTATCCTTTGG